AGTTATTTTTTAGATATGACAGACATTAACATGAAAGAGATGCTATTTGAAAACCGTATGAAAGAGATAGAAGCTGATATAGTACCATTTGGTTTTATCGATGATGGTACAGAATTTATAAACCAATTAGAGAATAATGATAAAGGTAATGAATGGGCTATTGAATACGATCCAAACTTATAAATTTGACTTATTATAAATAAGCTATATATTGACTGACCGTATTATGGAACATATAATTTACTTAAAAGGAAGAAGAAGCTATGGCACTCTCTACACCGTCTGAATCACCAGCGGTTGTTGTCAAAGAGATAGATCTGACTGGCGGCGTTCCAAACGTTCAGTCAACTACTGGCGCAATCGTAGGTAACTTTCGTTGGGGTCCTGTGCACGAGCGAGTAAATGTTGCAAATGAAGCAGAGCTTGTCTCTGAATTTGCTACTCCCGACTCAGCCACGACGATTGATTTCCATTCAGCAGCGTATTTCCTGAGGTATTCGAGTTCACTACAAGTTGTACGAGAAGCTACTTCTGCAGCGAAAAATGCGCATGCTGAACCAAAACAAAACGGCTCATCTAGTCCTGCTGCTCCGTATATCGAAAACGATGCGGACTTTGATGCACAATATAGCGCACTTAATAACGATGCTTTTACCTTTATAGCCAAATATCCTGGCGACCTCGGTAATAGCTTGTCTATTGATGTGTGTCCAGCATCTAGCAACAGCACTATCTTTAACGCATGGTCGTACAAAAACGAATTTGATGCATTCCCACAAACTTCAACGTTTGCGAATACAATCAATGCTTCAAATGACGAATTACACGTTGTTGTCGTAGACAAGAACGGGTTACTCTCTGGTACTAAAGGACAAGTACTTGAAACATATCCATTTGTATCTGTAGCAAATAACGCTAAGAATGCAGATGGAAGCACTAACTATGTGCTAGATGTTATCAACGCTCGTTCACAGTACGTCAAGATGGTTGGCTTTGACTCTGACTATAAACTAGCTTCGGCTGGTACACAGGCAGATTCAGGTGACAACTTTATCCTCGGTTCTCCATCTGTCAGAACATTTGATTTTGACTCTGGTGTAAACTCAGCAGCACTCACGACCACAGAATTCCTGACTGGTTATGACCTGTTTGAAGATAAAGACATCACTGAAGTTGATTTCTTGATCGCACCTAGCATGAATAGTACAACTAATCAAACCACTGTTGTCAATGATCTGATCACGACTGCTCAGTCTCTACGTAAAGACTGTGTAGTAGTTGCATCTCCAGCTCGTGATGACGTAGTCAATCTCACAGATCCTGCTACGATCACCACTAACATCGTTGCTACAGCAGATACGTTTACTAACTCATCATACTTGGTTGCTGATGGTAACTTCTTGAAAGTTTACGACAAGTACAACGATCAGTATATCAACATCCCTGCTGCCTCATCGACTGCTGGCATCATGGCTGCAACTGACCTCAACCGTGCACCTTGGTTCTCACCAGCTGGTTCACGCCGTGGTCAATACCTTGGAATCACTGCCCTTAACTGGACACCAACCAAGTCGCAGCGTGACACACTGTACAAGGCAGGCGTTAACCCAATCGCTAATATCCCAGGTCAAGGTTCAATCTTGTTCGGCGATAAGACAAAACTGAATCGTCCTTCAGCGTTTGATCGTATCAATGTTCGTCGCTTGTTCCTCGTACTTGAAAGGGCAATTGGTCGTGCAGCAGAGCAAGTAATGTTCGAGTTTAACGATGAGTTTACTCGTGCAGAATTTGTCAACATCATCGAGCCTGTCCTTCGTGAAGTAAGGGGCAGACGTGGTATCACTGACTTCCGAGTTGTCTGTGATGAGACTAACAACACGGCTGCAGTGGTAGATCGTAACGAGTTTATCGCTAACATCTTCATCAAGCCTGCTCGCTCGATCAACTACGTGACACTCAACTTCGTAGCTGTTCGTACCGGTGTTGACTTCGAAGAAGTCGTTGGCACGGTATAAGGAGGTAAGATATGGCTATTCTCGGAGTTGATGATTTTAAGTCGAAGCTGAGAGGCGGTGGCGCACGTCCTAACCTCTTCAAGGCAACGATTAACTTTCCAGGTTATGCAAATGGTGATCCTGAACTGACATCTTTCCTTTGTGAAACTGCTCAGCTACCAGGTTCGACCCTTGGTCAAATCACCATTCCATTTCGTGGTCGTCAGTTAAAGATGGCAGGTGACCGTACATTCGCTGAATGGACAGTCCAGATCATCAATGATACTGACTTCGCCATCCGTAATGCGATGGAACGTTGGATGAACGGTATAAACGCACACAGCGCAAATACTGGTCTTACTGCACCTATTGCATACGAAGCAGATCTTGCGGTCGAGCAACTCGATCGTTCAGGTGAAGTATTGAAGAAGTACACCTTTAGAGGTGCATACCCTCAAGACCTTTCACCAATCGATCTGAATTATGGTGATAACGACAACATCGAAAGGTTCCAAGTAACCTTCCAGTATCAGTATTTTGAGACTGATACAACAACATAATAAATAGAAGGGAGCCGGCTACGGTCGGCTCCTCACTCTTATTATAGGTACACTTTAATGGCAGACGAAAAAAGTATTAAATTATTTGGTTTTGAGATTAAAAAAGCCAAGAAGGAAGAAGATAAAAAACTTCCCTCTATTGTGCCACCACGTGATGATGAAGGCGGTAGTTATTCTACTGTTCAAGCTGGTCATTACGGACAGTTTCTTAATTTAGACGGAGACGATTCAAAGGATAACTTCCAACTCATCATGAAGTATCGTGGTGTTTCTGGACATCCTGAAGTAGATGGAGCGATCGAAGATATCGTTAACGAAGCTATTACTGGCTCTGAGATGCAACAGACTCTCGAGCTAAACTTAGATGATGTGAAGGCACCAGACAGGATCAAAAAAGCTATTCAAGCTGAGTTTGATGAAGTTTATGGTATGTTAAACTTCAAAGAATTGGGTCATGATATATTTCGTAGATGGTACGTCGATGGCAGGTTGTACTATCACCTCGTAGTTAACGAAGATAATCCTAAAGAAGGCATCCAAGAGATTCGCCCTATTGATGCGGCTAAGATGCGCAAGATCAAGCGAGTCAAGAAAAAGAAAGACCCTATCACCAACGCAGACATAGTTGAGAAGACCGAAGAGTTCTTTATATACCAAGAAAAACCTGGTCAATCAAACACTGGTGTGAAGATGACGGTCGACTCAGTAAGTTACGTGACTTCTGGTCTATTGTCTGAAGATCGCAAGAAGATCGTATCACACTTACATAAAGCCCTTAAGCCTATCAACCAGTTGCGTATGTTAGAAGACGCATTGGTAATCTATCGTTTGGCTCGTGCTCCTGAAAGAAGGATCTTTTATATAGATGTTGGTAACTTACCACGAGGTAAAGCTGAACAATATATGAAAGACATCATGACTAAGTATCGTAACAAGCTTGTGTATGATGCTAAGACTGGCGAGATCAGAGACGACAGAAAACATATGTCTATGCTAGAAGATTTCTGGCTTCCAAGACGTGAAGGTGGCAAGGGTACAGAGATCACCACTCTACCAGGTGGAGAGAACTTAGGTCAAATCGACGACATCATCTATATGCAAAAGAAGATGTTTAAGGCCTTGAACGTGCCTATCAGTCGCTTAGATACTGAGGCAGTACAAGGTATCTTAGGTAGGTCTAACGAGATTACTCGTGATGAGTTAAAGTTCCAGAAATTTATTGATCGTCTTCGTATGAGGTTCTCACATCTCTTCTATGGTATCTTAAAAAAGCAACTCATATTAAAGGGCTTGATTACCGAAGAAGATTGGGAAGATTGGAAGAACGATATCACTGTTGACTATGTACGTGATAATCACTTCGCTGAACTTAGAGATGCAGAGATGATGAGGGAAAGACTACAAACCTTAGATCTCATGCAAAACTACGTAGGTGAATATTACTCAAAAGAATGGGTACAAAAGAACGTATTGATGCTAACAGATGAAGACATAGAACAAATGAATAAAGAGATCGCAGGTGAAACTGAAGATGAACCTGAGGAAGAAGAACCACCTATGGCTCAGCCTCCTCAACAAGCGGCACCACAGCCACAACAGCATAGTATTGACATCAATGTAAAAGGAAACAAATAATGAGTGAAGCAGTAAGAGATCTTATCCAACAAGCATTGGATCAAGATTACACAAAAGCTGGAAAAACATTTGGTGATGTGATGACAGTTAAACTAGATGATTTGTTAGATCAAGAGAAGATTAGGTTAGCTGATCAGATCTACAATGGAGTAGACCCAGATGAAGAAGATCCTGACGAGAGCCAGCTCGAACTTGACCTTGAAGGAGAGAGCGAGCTTGAATCCGAAGAACAAGATGAGGAGGAAGATGACGAAATCGAAGATAACGATGACGACATCGACACCGAAGAAATCGACTTAGATGATGAAGAATGGGATGATGAAGAAGACGAAGACGAAGAAGAA